ATGCTAGTACAATTGCTCTTAAATTCTTGCATTTAGGTGCTGCAGCAGTATCCGAAGCCAGAAGAACAATCTTAATAACCATAGATGTAAACTGAGGTAAAGAATCAAGCTGCTTTTCTATCTCGTAAAATTCACCGCTTAAAGAATCCGTAATATTTATACCCGTGATTTCAGTATATTCCTTGTCTTCTAATAATGTTGCTTCACCAACCAGGCGTGTCTTATAGTAAATCTTGACATCTGCATTTTGCGGCTTGCTAACATCAAGTCTTAAATTGATAGACGTTGAAGGATTAGCAAAGTCAATACGCTTGGTAATATACTTAGAAAGAGCTGAACCACCGGTTGCGGCTTCTTCAGCTACATACTTAGTGCCATTTGTAACAGTTATTACATTACCAGCTACAGCTGTAGTTACATTACCATATACTTTGATATTACCGCCGGAATTTAAGATTTCCAGCACTCTAAACTGACCGCTGTTGACAGAGGAGTTAGCGACTGTTACTGTAGTACCCTTTACGATTGCAGTAGCGTTTGCTTTGTCCCCTGTGTTTACTAGTGTAATTAAACCAGTATCAGTAGAAAGTTTGGTAAATGAAACATTACTTGCTTGAGCTATAGTTACAATATCAAGCGCGTTATTTACAGTCGAATAAGTAGGACTATTAATACGATTCTTAGCTAATACAACCGAACACTGCTGAAGATCTAAGATAGGTGAGAGGTACTGGTTATCGGTACCCATGTTTACTCTAAAGGTAAACGGTCTGTTTCCGCTTAAATTATTAGCAATGTTCACATCACTAGGTAAGATAGCACTTGTGGTAAGCTCGTTTGTGTCATCTTTAATAATATCGGTGTAGGTGCTGTCTAAAGAATAACCCGTGCGTGTCAGTCTAACTCTGTTACCTACAGAGGTACCTGCGAATTCAAGATAAGATATCATTGGAAATATCGTATCAAACCCGACATCCTGCACGGCTTTTAAACCTGTACCACCACCATAAGTGCGGGTTGTAACATTAGAGGTAGCCGGTAATACAATAGTATAACTATCGGGTTGTACATTGGATACCAAGAACTCTACGTTTTCAACAGTTGCAACATTTACACCAAAGATGTTACCGACAGGGGTAAACTTAAAACTATCTCTAGGAAGACCGGTGAGTTTGACCGTAGAACCGTTAGTAAAGCCATGATCTTCATGCTTTACAGTTATTACAGCACTACCAGGGTAGCTCAGCAACGGATCTGGTGATTCAAGATATGATAATGCAGCATTTTGATAAACATTAGAATCAATTGTAAAATCTACAGATGCGGTTTTTGAGGTATCAAAAACGGCTTGATACAAACGGAATTTCAAATCTTGCTTTTGTTCTGGGGTCCAGGTTGAAGCATTTTGCGACTTAAACAACACCCCTATGAACGGCTGCTCAGAAATAACTTTATCTGTATTTACATCATTTTCACCAACTTGAGATATCCATACTCTATAGTTTATCGAGCTTGTAAGTAGAACTATAGCATACTCACCAGGCTCTAAATACACCACACCGTCAAAGTTTACCCTTGTCGCAACACTTCCATCATTTGTAAGAGTTATTTCACCCGGGGTAACTGTCTTTCTTGAAAATGGTACCACTGTTTGTGTTGGCACGCCGTTAATTACCTTACGGATTTCTACAAACATCGGTATAGAAGAATCCTTAGCATAGAAGAATAAATCCACACCGGTTAGAACTAACGGGTTACCTGCGATTATAAAGGTCTGTGCTAATGGGTCATTTCCCCAACAGGTTCTAGCTGCAATAGAAGAAGAGGTGGTATTAGGGGACTGTATACCGGTTACAGAATCGGGATTAGCTAAAGCAGCTATTACATCCCCTCTGTAAGATGCACCGGTGGGTAAATTCGTACCTGCAACCAGCGCAACTGTAAGTTGCGCAGCAGTAATCCAAGCGGCTTGTTGATCGGTATAGCCTGCGTTATTAATAAAAGGTATAGCACCGTGAGGACCCATATCCTCTTTATTTTGTACTCCTACAGTCGTTACCGCATGAATAGCTTCAAAAACCTGAAGTACCGATGCGCTAGGTACCAATATACCAGCATCTAGATCAGCTTTAAGCTTCCAAGGATCTAACCTACCGTCTGAAGATACATATGCAGCAAGAGTAGCTTTTTCTCCAGAGCTTACAGCAGCCGCCCCGTTTACTACGTCTGACCAAGCACCATAATCACCCCACCACTTTGCTCCTTCAGTATCAGGCTCGCGACCAAATGCGTAACCGTAAACTAAATCGGCAACTGTGGGGTCCGCAGCCGGAGGCGCTACATATGAGCGCTGTACCGTCTGGTTAATAATGGCGCTATTATAGCGACCCGTGTCACCTTCAGCAAGGAAAGCAAAAGCGTAAGTATAATTGCTAAACGCAAAACTTGGTGCAGTTACAGAATAATTAAAGGTGTACGATTGTCCTGCAGATAGTGAGACTGAAGAGGGAGTAATTGTTGCAGAACCACCCGTCGGGTATTGTATTTGCTGAGCACTAACGACACCTGCAACCGGTACATTTATTGTTATAGTACCAGTACTTGTTAACGAACCGCTTTCAAAAATTGTTTCAGATTGATTAGCATTTTGTATACCAATATCTAAAGATCTAAGCGATGTAGGTGTACCGGTTACCTCCGGGATAACCGATACCGTCGATGATTCTGTAGCGGGAGGCGCCGCCGGTGGCTCAGATATTTCTCTTCTATCAAAGACCGCTTCTGAAGTTAGATAACCATTTCTAGTAGAAATAATTTCATTTCTTATAGTTCTAAGCTCACCAGTAGATGTAAAGATACCTTCAGCTGCAGTCTCATTATCATTACCGTTAGTAGGTGAGTCTGTTAAGCGAAATATCTTTTCACCTGTCGGTAAATTTAATAGCGAGGCATCGTAGAAGAAAGACCCACTTACTTCACCGTTACTATTAGTAATAATATTGCTAGAAAACGAACTATAGCTATTTAAAAATACGTTAGCTACATCCTCAACACTATTGGCAGCAGTACAGAACTCCGTAACTCTTAGGTCATCAAAAAATGCCTCTAGTTTTGTATTCGGTTTCATTCCCTTGGCATGGAACGAAATGTTTACCGAACGCATTTTCGGTAACAACACCTTGGTAACAACTACGTCGTTATTTGTGGATGTATCAAATCTTTCTATTACGCGGTAATTAACTCCGGTTCTTTCTTCAACACGAGTACTACCAGCCCACAAAGTCTGCCAGTCATTCCATATTGTCCCATATGTACCTCTTGCTTGAGATTCCGTTACAAGAGTATTAAAATTACCATCCTGATTGACGTATAGATCTGGCAGTCTAGTATCATTGAACCAGTTATCAGATGGTGGATTAAGCTCAATAGTACCTACAAAGTTTACAACACTAAACGGGTTGATATTTTCAACGCGTGATGCTGCATTACTCTCAACAAATACCTGTGTTGTGTATGGTAATGTAGCAATGTTCCCTGTTACAACGTAGCTATTAGAAAATCTAGCTGTGTAGCCGGAAGAAATCTCTTTAAGCTTATAACTTCTTTGGGTAAATAGCGGTCTAAGAATCCCGAGATTAGTATCCATAGAGATACCATAATCAGGGTCCTTTTCATTACCAATACCGTGACCGGAGAAGTTATCAACAACAAAACCGTTTTTAAATCTATCAAAACCGAGATTATCTTTTATTTGATATAGAGAGGTATCTTTCTCAAGCAATGACAGGGTAGTATAATATTCTAGATTTTTAACTCTATTTTCAATTCTACCAATGTCCCGCATTGTAAAGCGTCTATTATCGATTACCGTTACTTCGATATCTTTCTTAGGATCAAACACATATGGTTTTTGCTTTAAAACATAAAGCGCCATAGAGTTTTGAGGTGTAGAAGGTTCCAGCGGAGAAAGCGAGCTTAGCCCTTCTACAACTTTAATTGTACCGGTGGAATCGATTACAATTTTATCTGTGCGAGGCAAATAGTATTGGTAGTCAGTAGTTAGATAGACTTCAGGATCTAAAAACTCCGGTGGGTTTGTGTATGTTACACCATCGGTATTAATTACCGGTCTAAAGTCTAAGCAGTCTCTAAGCTGGTATACCTTCGCACCATCTGTAAAATTAGGAATATCTTTGTAATCAATATCCTGATATGACTCAACCGAGAAGTAGTCACCTGCTGAATGTGTAAAATAATCAAAATGTACTCTTACAGGCCCGATAGGGGTAGGCTGCCCGGTCTTTAATACCATTGAAGCAAGGTCGTAGTGCGTTCTTCGCTGACCATTATCAAATGTATAGCGGTCAGTTATATCAATGGCATTAGTATTAGTATAGGCAGTACCAAATGCATTAGCAGACATGCGTACATTCGAGACGCGATATACGTCAGGTCTGCCTAATGAAAGAACTGACGCAGTAGCGGTTACATTACTAGTAAAATCAACGGTGCTTCCGCTTACAAGTGTCTTAACTTTCTTATCAGCAGCGGTATTGGTTTTCTGTACGGTAGTAATAATTCTTATTTCATTAGATCCAAAGCTGGAACCTAAAGTAACCGTTACAGTCTTGCCTGTAGGTGAGCCACCTAGTGTGATATTACTAGATACATCTAAGTAAGCACCGGTGGTCTTGTTAACACAAATATAGTTATCATTAGAATACGGGGTGAATACTTCGTCCGACCCTGCTGTGATTGTCACACTACCGGTAGATAATGTTCTATCATATACTCTTCTAGAAGAGTATTGTGTCTCTACACCGGTTGGATCTACAGTTTTAATTGTAGAATAAGGTAGTTCAAACAGATATGCAGCTTTGTCTGCTAAGGCTATATTAGCATCATGTCTACTGACACTCACACCAGAAACGTTTCCTGTAACAGCAGCACTAGCTGTTAAGGTGACGTCATTGACAACAGAGCTTATTTGAATAATGTTACCATTAATCGTTACAAAATTAGTAACCGCGGAAGGCAGTTCATCAGTAAACCGAGTACCAGCACCGGTAATGGTGCTACTACCATTAACTGTAGTAACAGAACCGGTTAAAGCTGTAAGTACCGGTACGATATTACCGGTAAAGTCTGGATACCCTGTAGCATTATAATAGATTTGCTTAACATCATGCTCGAAAGAATACCCAGCAAGCATTTCAATATCAAACAGATACAGCTTGTATACAGCTGAAGAGCCTGTTCCACTATGATATTCAATAGTTCTAGCTCTTGCTGTACCAACCTTGGTGCCAGACGCCGAACCCGCAGCTGCTGTATAATTACTATACAAATCTACTTCTGAAAGAGTAGCAAGGTCTGGAATAGAATATAACCCGGTAACATAAACAAAGTTACCAACTTCTGTACCTATTGTACCGTTGTTTACAGCAACAAAATCTCTCGCCTTAGGGGCAATTATGTATTGAGTTTTAAGATTTTCTAGCTCATAACCTAAAACATATGACTTACCCGGCTTGATTACATTAACATATAGATCTGCGTTACCACCGTTAGCGGCATCATATAAACCATCTCTAATGGAGGTGTTGCTGGTTCTTAAATGTTCGATTACCTCCAAACCATATGGACGCACAACATAGTTACCTGACTCATCATAGGTGCGTCTAGCTAGAGTATCTGCAAGAACATTGTACTCAGCATTTTTCTTAAGGAGAATAATAACACCGTTTTCAACTCTGGCTAGTTCTACATAGTCATCTGTTTCATTACCGGTTGGAATTAATTCTCTAACTTCAAGATCTAAAGCAAGCTTATATCGATCAGCACCAGGGGCAAAATAATTTAAAGACCCAATAGCAGGGTCGAGAAGACTTTCATCTTCGTCGCTTGTAATAGCTGATTCTGTTATTTTAAATCCGATGGACGCGGTAGGGGTATCAGTATACTTTGATACTGCAATGGTTTGAGCATCAAAATAAGCAAAAACCCCGCGGCAAAATATAACACCAGGCTGCACAGAAAACAAAGTACCTTTACCAGTAGCAGAAGATGCAGCTACTTGTAGGGCAATGGTGTTGTCTTCATTATCAAAAACTTCACCATCGGAAAAATTGTAAGTAGTACCGTCAGTACCAGAATTAAGGTATTTAACAAAAAGCGTAGGAGGCTCAGTAGCGGTAGTTTTAGAAACACTAACTACCAAAGCACGCATACCTGATGTTTGACCGATAATAATACTACCTTGAAGATTTTCTATCTGATCATCGGTAATAACAGAATTATAGGTTTCGGTAAGCTTTACATAGCGAGCGAATAGGTCTAAGTTAAGTTGCCCAGGGACGACTATAGAACCTTCTTTAAAAATATTTTGACCAAAACGAGAAATTTGGTTCTGTAAAGCTGTTTGCAGCTGGGTCAATTCTCTTGCTTGAACAGCACGACCTGGGCGAAACAATATTTTATAAAACTGCTTCGTCTCGTCAAAATTATCGTGATAAGGATCTGTGTTGAAATTAATAGTCATTTCTACCCTATTATAATCTTATTACTGTTCTGAGTGTAACCAGTTGCTGGTCGTTATGACTCACCGTGGTTCTATTATCAATGTATAGCAGTTGTCCGCTGAATTTATTTATGTCGGGTGTTGCATCTATACTTTGAATGGTATAAGGTATATCGGTAAGCGGGTCGACAAGAACATCATTTACTTCGATATCGTGCTCGTTAAGATCCTGGACAATGACTTGTTTTGCTTCTGGTACTGTTCTTACAACATAAAAATATTTTCTAAGACTACCATCGTAATGAACCAGTTCAGAATCTTCTGTGATACCGGAAATATTGTCTAATGTTAGTAGATAAGTAGCTGCACCAAGCAAACTTGTATAAGAGCTAGGCTCACCAAATGTCTTAATATTTTTAAGTATTCCAAACTGCCTGTAGTCATTGGTTACTGGTATGTTGTGATTGCGTTCGTTGTTTACGGTAGATGTAAACATAATGGCATCTGCAAATAGTTCTGCGACAGCATCACTACCGTGCCCGTCTCTTGGAGAGAGAATAGCCGAAACATTAGCGTTACTACCGTCCCCGGTAATCGTAACATTTGCATATGTGTAATTTTGACCAGGCGTAATTACCTCAATGTAGCTAACAGAATTATCTAAAAGAACTACATTACCTGTAAAATTGACCCCGTTGCCAGTCACCACTACGTTAGCATAAGAATAATCTTGTCCAATATTATTTACTCTAAATGCATTAATCGTGCCTTTAACAGCTGCAAGCTCTACAACGGTTTGCAGTGTTTCCAAATCATTTAAAGAAAGATTTACATAAGCATTAGCGTTGCTGCCTGTTGCGCTTACAATATTAATATCTGCATGTGTATAACCGGTACCTCTTTCTTCAATAATAATGTCTTCTAATTGACCAGCTGCATTAATGTATGGCGTAAGTACAGCACCTGTTCCGTCCCCTGTAACTGTAATTGTCGTTTGAATATTACTGTCATAATTGGTGCCTGGATCTACTATAAGTACATCTTCGATAATACCATTATAAAGTACAGGGGTAAGTATTGCGGTGTTTGCAAAAAATAAGTTAGCAGTAGCGTTAGATGTCGGTTGAGTATTACCTGTAGTAGATATTGTTATTGTGGTATTAGCTTGAGCAGCAGCGGTATAGCCGGATCCTGGGTTGGTTATAACAACATCGGTGAGTAAATTTCCAACAAAAATTAAATTAGCAAAAGCGTTAGCTGTGGGCTGAAAAACACCTGTAGTTGCTATTGTTGCTGTAGTGTTGCTCACTGCAGCTGAAACATAACCGTTACCCGGGCTATAAATTCTTACATTGCTTAAACCTTTAAAATGGCTTCTGCCCGTACCGGTAACATCATTTATGACTATGGTTGCTGTTTTATAATTATTACCCGAATTAGAAATTCTTACATCAATAAACTCGCCTTGTGCATTAAACACCGGAATTAGGTTTGCAATTACATTACCATTTCCGCCTAGAAACTCACCACTTACAGTCAAAGTAACAGAGGAATTTCCAAGATAACCTGATCCTTGACTGTCAATAACAATACTGCTTATTTCACCTTCTGAGTAGAACGCATTAGTAACCGATCTTTGTACCGGCATATAATCGGCAGTAAGAAATCGATTTCTTGTTGCTAACGACATAGTGTACATGTACTTCCACACATAACCATCAGCCATGGTTATAGGTGTTGTTTCCACACCTGTGGGCTCTACTGTAGATGCTGAATTATTGTTATTGAACAAGCACTTATATACATTAAACTCGCTTGTCAAAACATAAAAAGTTGCTTCTCTTAAAGAGGTAGCACCAGAATATGCTGGGTAACTAGAGGAATAATTAGGGTCATACTGGTCATAAACAGTACCGCTTGCCCAATCTCTTCTTGTCAATACAAAAGAGACATCTCTTAAGTTTATTTTTTTAGTTGTTATTATATTGTTTCTAACAGCATATTCATAATCATAAGTGTCTTGAGCGGCTTCCGGTGCAGCTTCATCTTCCCAGTCGATAACTCTACCAATGAAATAGTAGTAGTTAGATCTTCTAGATAAAAAGTCATTATAGACCGTTTCCACCAGGCTTTGGTGGAAGCTGTCTTTAAGCAAAAAAGGCATTTTATGCTACTGTGACGTTCCAGGTAACAACAACTGTATCACCAGCGGCCTTATTTACAGCACTGAATGTTGAACGGCATAGCATATTACCGCTTGAACCAGCGTTTAAAATACCAGCTTCTTGTACCGTACCAGTTGCTGTACCGGCAGGAAAAGTGGCAACGTATGTAATGGTGTTAGAAGATCTTGCTGTAGAATCTAGAGCAACCCGCCCGAGCTCTGAACCAAGAGCGGTTTGAGAGGTGGCTGCAGCAGTAGAGCTGCTACCTAAAGCCATATGGCTAGGAATAGGTAAAGAGTTACCAACCAGGCGAGAGGCAATTAGATCCTTACCTACGGCTACAACCAGGTTGTTAATTTTGCGACTATCCTTGATTGTACCGGATTCGTCCAAAAGTGTAACTTCTAGATTACCTTTAATCTTTACGGATTCTGTGAACATGGAAATTCCTTATATGAGTGTTACAATTGAACCTTCGTACAATTCACTAAAGTACCCCGGCTCGGTGTAGCTAGTAATTGTAGCATTCGCGGACTCAGTTAGAGTCACATTACTTACTGTATTATTTATGCTAGTAAAAACTGTCAAGCTTGTGCTATCAGCTGTATCAACAGAATCTGTTATGAGTTTATTTACTCGTATAGTTGCAGTATCGGACACATTGGAGCTGTCCGCTATCGCTGCAAGCAATAAACCAGCAGTTACCGTGTCTGTTAAGCTTACTGTTTCACCTGCTAAAATAATATTTGAAGAAAGAGAAGTAGTATCACTTGGTGTCGTATTTGAGCTTAAAGTTCTTAAATAGGTGGATGCTGCACTCGTCGAATCATCTAAAGTAACTGAATCAGTAAGTGAAAGCTGTAAGTTTAGAGTAATGGTATCTGTAGGAGATACTGTATCGGTTAAGAGCTTGCTTGTGCTTAAAATCAGGTCATCTAGGGCAGATACACTATCTTGTACGGCTGATAAACTACTAGAAATAGTCAGTGAATCAATAATGTTAGCGTTATCTCTATTATTTACATAATAAGTGAACGGGACAGTCTCAGTAATTACAAAATAATCATCTAACTGTAAGAATACATTAGATCTAGTCAACACACTCACATTAGCACGAAGATTAGCCTCAGTTTGAATTATTCTGTTATTAAATAGCCTTGTTCCGGCCGGGTGTACTAGGTTTAGAACCGTATCATAAAAATAAGAAATATCTAATTCAGTTTCCAGCTGATAGGCGAAAGGCTGGTACAGCTCATCATCTTGAAGTCTAACTGCAGGTTCTGAAGGGAACCCTTTTGTAGATAAATATTGACCTGGGTATCTAGCGATGGCACCAAATGTAAAGGAAATAACAGCAGCTTCTTCACCCGAAACCCCGCTACTATCAACCGGGGCTACAGAAGCATTATCAATATTTAAAGCTAATGTCGACCCGGTATAATCTGTAGATGCTACGTAATCTGAAAAGAAATATCGCTCACTAGTTGAGATGGTGTGAGGGAGATTAAGCTCGATCCTATCTATAAAGCCTTCAGACTTTGTTATAAAATTTTCAGCTCTAGAAGCAACTGTTAAATCGTTGTACAGATCTATAGAAAGTGAGCTACCCGTAAAGCCATAACCATAATTTAAAATTTTAAGTAATTCTATACCACCGTTTGTATCAACTTTTAAAATTCTTATTACTGTATCTACTGCGCCTGCAAATGATACAGTAAAGACCTGACCTACTCTAAACCCTGATCCGGGTTGACTTATGCTGTAAGTAGCTACCGTAGGTCTAATTTCACCCGTAAAGACAGTGTTACCATTCTCGTCTTTTACAGTTATAACATCATCTACCTCATATGGGGTTGTAGTAGTAGATTTTAAAAAGACTTCGTATAGGTTAGCAGTTAAATTTTTTACCCTTATTATAGCGTCGCGATATTCAATCCCGTCTTTAGTTAGAAAAATAAATCTATCAGTTAGATTACTTACACTTCCACCTGTACGCTCAACCCGAAGCGAAACTCGTTGATCCCATATACCATCAGAAGGTCTTAATACGAAATCATATGGTCTTGATTTTTCAACCGACGCATCATATAGTAGCTTAAATAAAAGTTTAAAGGAAAGTTCACTACCCTTTGCCTGATAAAGGTCGTTTATTCTCTTTACTAGTAATTTTTTATTTAATTGGGCTGTAAGTGGGATATTAGACGCGTAATTTTTTAAAAAATACTGAACAAAAGAGCTTGCTGTTCTGTCAATGTCATTATAAGAAAGCGCGTTTTGTACAAGCTCTAAAGCTTGTTGATCCTGTTCTAGATAGCGGTAATAAGCTTCAATTAAAGAAACGAATAGCGGATAATCATTTCTTAAAAACTCGGGTAGCTGGCCACTTACCAGCTGAGAGATTTTTTCTGTCAGTCTAGTGGTTGCCATTATACTGTCGTACTTACGTTTACATTAATCCCTAGAATATTACCGATGACCCCGTTAGTCGTAGTGTCATCAGGTAACAGTATTTCATTTCTACTTACCTCTACGTTATATCCACTCTCCTGCACACTTGCTGTGAATCTAATATCTACTGCCCCGGTTGGTAGCGAGGTAGGTAGGAGGTTAGCAATAGTAATATTACCTGCGCTGTAATCAACCGTACCCACGGTTCTAAAAATGATAGAGTTATTTTGCGCATTAACCATACGTAATGCTCCAAAGCCATTTTCATTTGGTGGGGTATCATCCGGTATATCTACAAATTTGGCTACTATCTGTACACCGTTAAAGTTAACATAAAAATGACTTGAAGACAAACTACCAGGCTTTATAGGGTTTCTTAATTTTATAGGCGCTGCAGAGCTAAAAATGTTCTGCTGGTTTAACGTAGGTACTATACGTTTTTGCACCTTAAGGGTTATTACTACACTTTCAATAGAAGAATTACTACTCAAAATTTGAGAAGTAAGCTTAGAATTATTATATGATCTATTAAACTTTTGTAAATCAGTAGAAAAATATGAATTTATGGTATTCAAAACACTTGTTTTTACTTGGCCAGAAGTTAGCGTTGTAAGGTTGGTATTGTACTTAACATTAGCGTTAACACCAACGTAAATATATTCCGGGTCTACAAAAACAGGTGTAATGCTTAAGACTTGTTTGCTTTTTAATACATTGTTTATAAGACTGGTCTTGGTTGCATCAGATATAGAAAATCCTGAATATGGCTTAAGACTTATCATTACTGCGCCATAGTATGGTGGGTCGTTATCCTCCCCGCCCCAAACTGATACTGATTCTGCACCAGAATAATTGGCTAGAATAAGGCTTTCATAATCAGCTGCAGTTACTGCTCTGTTCTTAGATGCATTGACTCTTGTAGCATTAAATTTAATTGATGTAATGCTTTCTGCATCAGCGCCTCCAGTAGAATTAGAATTAACCACCGTGGTAATGTTGCTTGATCCGCCTATAGTCCCTAATGCAGAAAACGTCTGAGTAGTGGTTCCAGATACATTAGCACCGGAACCTGAAGACACTATAAAACTGACTGTAACAATATTACCCTGGGTAAGCAACTTCCCTATAATACCGTCGCCGAAGTATATTTGATATTTTCCAAAAGTGTTCTGTTCTAGAAAAAATACTTTTGAATTTTCATCAATACCGGTGATATCGGTTGCCAAATTGTACACTGTTTGTGTTACATCCGACGCTGAATTTTGAACTACAACCTTAATGGTAGTAGTATCAATATTTGGCTCAGGTATTACAAATTTTTCATCTGGTGTAGCATTTTTAACTACAAAGCTAAAATTAGAAAGAGTTCCTTCTATAACTTCAACATCTTCAAAAACATAAGTTGCGTCATTTCTAGAAGCCGTATAAGCTCTGTTTGTAGAAAAAGTATAGCTTTTTCCGTCAATGGTACTACTAAATTGAGTATACCTATCCATGGTTAGAGTCTGCGGTAATCCTGTGGGGTTATTAACCGTTACCTCTAGATTTGCTACCGCGCCACGCACAGAAGATGGTGTGTAACCTAAATGTTTAGCTAGTGAAACAACCGAGCTTCTTTTTACAGCGGAGTCCAAAAACATCTCATTTATAGCCATGTTAGCTAGATAGGCGTTGTAATGAGTATTATAAGCTAAAATATCTAGTAGAACAGAAAGACCAGATCCTTCAAAATCGTAATCTGTAAATTCGTCTTGAGACTGCAGGTATGCTTTTAGATTTGATTTGATTGCATCAAAATCTAGTTCTGCTATTCTTAAATTTGACATTATCTTACTCGTGAAAGGAATGTGGATAAAGTGACAGGTCTTTCAGAATTATTAATTTTAAAAATAATGTCCAGATCTAAGCGATTTTCATCAACCCTATCTCTTATATTTACTTCTAAAACTGTCACCCTAGGTTCGAACTTGTTTATAGTATCAAAAATAGTACGCTTCATAATCTGCAAAGTGACTGGTGTATAGTTCTCGAACAGAAGACCGTGGATCTGACACCCAATTTCCGGGTGAAATGGGCGCTCGTAATGACGGGTAGAGATTAGGTTTCTTAGAGAAGCCTTAATAGCCTCTTCATCTACTTTCTTGGTAACATCTCCAGTAACCGGGTGTCTAGAAAAAAGTAGATTTAGATCTGAAAATTGTCGGGTATTTCTTGCCATAAAGATTATTTATCTTAGTTTACAATAACGTCCGAGCTTCCCTGCACTAGGGAATCGTTTCTAGAATCTCTATCACCTATTCGACACTTCTTTTGACCGTTTACATAAACATTATTGCTACCCTGTACCATAGAATCATTTCTGGTATCTCGATCTCCAACACGCAAGGCGCCCAGGCCGTTTACTTTGACATTAGAGCTGCCCTGGTTTTTTGTATCATTCCGGGAATCTCTGTCCCCTATTCTTCCGGCGCCTGGCATTATGCTAACTGGGTAAACCCGTCTGAGTATTTTTTATGATTAAAGAACGTCATAGTTTGAATTCTATTTTTTTCCACTGAATAGGAAATATGTATCCATGGATTTTTTGTATAGTTGCAGAATTCTAAAAGCATTTGATCATATCTAAGTACTTTAGCAAGTTTTAATGATATATCATAATATTCCTGCTTTGTAATGCCTTTAAACTGTATATCTACAGCTTGACCAAGAATATGCTGGCTAGTTTTATTGCTTGTGAAAGGTCTAAACGCGCTAGTTACAAACATATTAGGATACAGCTTTTTAACCGGTTCAAGCACGTTAAGTGCGATTGCTTGTAGGTTATAAACCAGCTCACCATAAGTTAACCCGTTTTGAGCCTGTACCGGATAATTAGACACCGCGGCTTTAGAGGAAAGCATTTCTAAAGTAAAGTTAGGAGATAGATTATAATTACCAGGGAGCTGAGTTACTTTCTTAAGATTTTCATCCGGTTCAACAAAGTTATTCTGTGAAGAAGATGGTGTCTCGCTTTCGATTGCAATAGGTGCTTCGTCTATTTCCGCTGCTGTGGCAAAGCCTTTGCTAATAATTAAGTTCTTTTGCTCGGTAGCTTCATCTGCAGTAACGGTCTCTTCTTCTAGCAGTAGAGACTTATTATCAGCTAAGGTAAGCGCTACCGGGTCATTCAATTCGTTAGCGGCGATATCTTTTCTACCATCAAGTACACCTATTTTTGAAGATCCAGCTATCACACTGTTCTGAGCGTCTGTAGCTCCTGACGCATTGGACGCCCCTGTAGCGGTACCAGAATTTTCATACAGCGTACCTCCTGTGTCAATATTTGTATCCGAACCTGAAACAATATTAACTTCACTACCAGCATCGTTATAAATGCTGCCTGTGGCTTTAATGTTTACATCTGAGTCGGCAAAATTAAATATTGTTCCTCCGGCCTTTTCATTAATATCGGAAACTGCTTCCTGGTATAAGTTATCACCTTTTATATGGATATCTTCTGTAGATTGAAGATATGTATTGATAGTCTTAACATTTAACTCTAAGGTTTCAATCTTGATATCTGCATTGCTATGGGTATGAATTACATTAGAATGAAGACTTAGTACATTATCACCCTTGACATTAAACACATCATAAGCTTGAATATTAACATTGCCCCCGGTAATATTCACCTCTTCTTTCGCTGACATGTTAAAGGTTCCACCAGCCTGAGCGGTAATATCGTTATGACATGTAAGATTTACATCACCTTCTACTTCAATGTTTGCATCATTACCAACAAAAATATTGCAAGCACCGTTGACCGAAATATCTGCTCTACCTGATATAGCAATTTTTCCGTTTCTATCAATTATTTCATAAGATGAACCAATGGTTCTTTTTACTACCGAGCCATTGGCATCTATTTCTACAAATGTACCAGATCTATGATATATCTGTAATCTTTCTGAGCCAGGCGTATCGTCAACTTCTATAATGTGCCCGGACTCAGTTTGGGTAACCTTGTTATAGGGGTACTGGGCACGATATGGTGATTCTGGCTGATCCCACGACTCCCCGTAAGGGAGCTTAGCACCCTTCATTAACGTATTATTTTTATTTTGAACTACTGTTCCTTTTATCTCACCTTGTGCTAGTTTGTTTGTATCGGGTAAATTTTCGTATTCTTTTGTAGGGTAATTAGCGTTAGGGTCTAAGAATCCTTTTTCAATGACTATCAACTTTTCTTGATTTTCAGGAGCATTAATATCAAACTTTTTTGCTTCTTCTAAAGCGGTACCAGCAGTAGATGCAGCAAACGCACCATCTATTCTTGTTAAAGCAGTGTCACTATCAGACTGTGAGAAAAACTTGTCAATTCCAGATATTGTTGATCTTATATCGGTCTTGTTAGTTCCAAAAATATTACCTGCTACACTTGATAACACGCTTGTGATCGCGCTGTTAATAGTGGGTGTAAGACTTTGTACTAGAGTGGCTGCTAATGCAGAAAAATTAATTAAGTTAAGTTTGTTAGCTGGCAGTACTTTTCTTAGTTCACTTTCCAGTTTTGTAACTACCGCGTTTGTAATCTGAGAGGAGTACTGTACTTGTAAAATACCTGCAAGATTATTAGTAATGTCTTTAGGTCCGAAATTAGATGAAACTAAGTCAACAGGGTTTCTTAACCCTTCTAGCCCTCTAGGAATTTCATTTAGTTGCTTATTGGTTCCAAGGGTCACATTTTTAACAAGCAACACCGAAGCTTCTTCAGCAGCTCTTGAAATTACCGCTCTTAAAATTTGATTAGGTACTTTTATACCTAGAGAATTAATCTGTGTAAAGATCCTGTTCTCAAGGACCCCAACAACCTGTTTTGTTAAAAGATCTATCATGTTATCAACTTAAGTAGTGATTCTTTTTCTGCTGCATATCGAGCTCTAACCCCGTTGCGTATGTTTTCAGAGCTAGATTTAAAGAGTGTATCAACATTTTTAATTTTCCACTCACTTACGATATTAACAATATCTTTATCTGTAAGTTGACTCTTACCCTGTAAAGTCTCTTTAAACGCTGAAATATTAGCGGGACCAAATTGCACGGCACCTGACCATATTAGATCTTGAACAGCTGGCCCGTACTTAGTTAGATCTAGCCCTATACGCTGTAAGTTAGCCACTGCAACATCGTAATATTTGGCTTTAATGTAATCGTGCTGATCGTTTTTAAATTCTTTTGAGTTTTGAGCGGCAACCTCTCTCCACCTGCTATCAAATTCAGGGGTAGCGGGCTCTAAACCTGTAAACCTGTCTTTAAATTTAGAATTAGCAAGATATTGCTTTACAGGCGAATTCTTTGCAGAAGGTCTAGCTTTACCGCTAGCCATAGTAGCGGGAAGATAAGAAGCAAGCTGATAAGTACCGTAAGAGGCACCGCCCAGATCGCCGTTAGCTGCCCCGGTATAGGCATTTATGACACCGGGCCCTCTACCACCAGATTCGTATTTTTCAGATGTTTGACCTAGCTCCCAACCCTCTATTGGTGCAGAACCTGAACGTACAGGCTCACCCTGGCTATCTACAACAACGTTACCTGACCCGTCTCTTAATACCCCATCAACAGGATTGGTAATCTCAGTATTAATACTTGGATCAGGTGGTGGCACTGCAAAAACTCTCTTAGCTGTTTTTGTAGCGATTGTGCCGAAGATAGCAGGTTGCTGCATATCTAGACCATCTAAAAAGAAACCAATAACCCAGGTTCCTTCTACAGGGCCTAGAGGAGAGGATCCGATACCCGAAACAGCGGCAGAGGTTATAGGTTGAATAGGTACAGCCCAAGGAAGATCAGCTGTTGGTAAAAGAGTTTTATTATCGGTATGATAACCAAATACCCGTACTTTAACTCGACCCATTTTTTCAGGGTCCATTCTATCTTCTACTACTCCAATCCACCAATTGAAGCCGTCTTTATTAAAGATCTTCTGCATTATTCTACTCTTCTTTCACTTTCAGAATCAACGTATAGTGAGTCTTTAACTATCTCCATAGACATCATATGTTCGTTTTTATTAATTTTATGTCTGATTGCTGTTATAAAATAGTAACCGGAATATAGCTTATCTTGTGAGTCGCTAACTTTATCTGACTCTTCTCTTGCGCCTAAAGCAGGGTAATGAAAATATAAAAGCCTTCCAATCTCGGCATCCGTTCTGCCTGGTACGGTGATATTCATTCTAACGTTCGTAAGCTCTATCATGCTTGACAATCTGTTGCCGTGTATCTCACCCATCTTTTCATTTATGTTTTCTTGAAAGTTATCAAACAGCTTAGGGTTTTTAGGATAAAAGCTTACATTAGTGGCAAAGTTTCTTACAGTATCCTTGCTAAAAAATGGAATTGCTTTATTCCCTTGTCCGGATG